TAATCAGCGCATCAAACTGCCGCCGAGTCTCCTCGATGCCAGCCTGCGCAGCCTTTGCCTGGATCTTGCCCGCGCGCTTGCCTGCGCTCGCGGCCGCAGACGAGCCGGTGATATCGCCGACAACGCCGCCGATCGCCTTGCTTATCGAGCCCATGATGTCGCCTCCCATTCGGGCCGGGTAATTCCCAAGACCCAGACGCCCTCTGGAGCGCCGTTGTATGAAAATGCGTCTCGCCGGAATCCCTCGATTCGGAATCCCAGCCGCAGACAGTAGTTGCGCGCCGTGAGCATCGACTCGAAAACGTAGGCGGTGACGCGCTGGACGATGGGCGAGTCGTTAAACGCCCAGTTGATGCAGGCATGACCGAGAGGACGCGACGACTTCAGCGCTCGGCGCAGAAGGAGCGAGTGCAGCTCGGTCTCGGTGTCGGAGTATTCAATCGCCATGAATGCGCCTGCAAAGTCTCCATCGACCCACGCCGACAAGTATGTCACAAGCGGGTGCGTGATTGGAGCGGCGTCGTAGTAGTCATGGCTCAAGCGTTGAATGTACGGATCTGCGTAGACCTCGGCGAGCTGCTCCGGCGTGATGCCTTCGGTGACGCAGCAGATCAAGACGCCTCCTTCCCCGAGACGCGAATCACGATCGTGCTGGCAATGCTCGCCACCGCCGAGAGCTTGGCGCCAGGCGACAGCACCTGCCCGACGATCTCGGGACAGGAGTAGCTCTCGCCCTGCGCGAGATAGCGCAAGGAGACGAGTTGGTTTGCCGCGCTGGCTGTGCCTGCGGAAGGAACAATGTTGAGTGTGACAAACGCGCCTGACGAGCCCGAGTTGTTGAGCGTCACCGACAGAATGGTCGTCTTGACGCCGTTCGCGATGTACTGATTCGTCTGAATGTTCTCGACGTACTTCGACTCGACGAGGACGGTATTCGTTGTCGCCATTACTGTTGCACCTGCAAGAAGGTCGCGACGGCGCTCGGCGCCGCTGGAAAGTTGGCGGTGGCGGCGATGGGCGAGAGACTGACGTTCAGTCCACCCAGCACGCCGAAGCCGACCTCGATGTAATCATTCGCGGCGAGCGAGAAGAACTCGGTGAGCACCAGCGCCGTGTAACCGTTGTTGATGTTGATCGACTGATAGCGCGAGCTGTTGGCAACGTCCGCGCCGTTCTTCTTGAAGAAACCCACCGCCTCCCGCGCGGCTGCGACCGTGCAGGAGAACTGAAGCGTCACGGCCACCTGGTAGAGCCCCGACGCCGGCACGACCAGCCTGCTCGACGGCGAGCCGATGACGACGCCGTTGCTGATCTCGGTATTGTCCCACGTCACGAGGTACTCATCGCCTGCGACGGCGGGCGTCTGCGTCGTCGTCTTGGTGAACTCGCCGTAGTATTCCTGCAACGATAGGGTCGGACGGACCATAAGTTGCCCGATGGTCGTGCTCGCGTACAGTACCGCCGCGACCGAGATCACGTTATCCGGCGCGGTGGGTTTTGAGTTGGTGAGCCCGCCCACGTTATCAGGCGACGCCCAAAGAATCTGACCGGTCACCCACGTCTCACCGTACGGCGCGCCTGACGTGTTGACGCCGACAACGCGCCCGTAGAGCGTGACGTAGCCCTGCGCGCTTGGCTGGATGTCCTGCGTGGCGAGCCCGACGAAGTACAAGGTGTCCGTGCCGCCGTCCGCCAGGTAGGGCGCAACCTTGATGCGGTTGCTGCCGTTGGCGCCGGCAAAGCCGACAGCGGTGCCCTTCGGGATCAGCGTCGGCGTGCCGTTGAGCACGACCATGCGAATGACCGTGCCTTCCCGGTCGTTAATCATCTGGATCTGCGCCAGCGCCGAGTCGGCGGACGCCTGGGCGTTGTCGGCGGCGTTTGACACCTCATCAATGGTCGAGGGCGAGGCGACTTCCGCCGCGTCGAAGAGCCCCTCGAACGCCTTGATCTGCTCCTGGTTCTTCAGGAACGTCGCGAGCTGATCACGCGTCAGCCGCTTGATGAGTTTGCCGGTGATCGCCATCAGTACGCCAACGGCTCGAGCGTCGCCTCGAGGCGTGCAAACGCCAAGTGCGCGTCGCTGTCGCCTTGGAAGCGCTGCACGCGCCAGTTGCGCATGTGGCCCTGCTGGAACCAGACGAGGCGCTTGGTGTAGTTGCCGACGGTGCCGGCCTGAACGACGCGATCTTGCGACCAGTTGAGCCCGTCGACGCTGTAACTCGTCGAGATCGGCGGGTTCTTGCCGAGAGCGACGCGGCCGGTGAGCGAGACGAGCTCCAGCATGTTGAACAGCGCGCCGCGCGAGTCGTTGTAGACAATGCGGGTCGCGAACTCCCAGCGCACCTTCGAGCCCCAGTGCGCGCTCGCCGCCTGGTCGAGATAGCCCACCGCCGTTGACTGCGGATCAGCCGTCAGCCAGCGGTCGTACGCCCAGACAAAGCTACGCGCCCGGTACTGGGCGTAGCCCTCGATGGTCGAGGCGAGACAGAACCAGACCGGCACGCCAGCCGCCTGCGAAGCCGCCGCGTCGTAGACCAGCGTGCGGTCGGGGAGATGGATATAGAGATGCTGGTGGCTGCGATCGTTGCGCGCCTCGAGCTTGACGACCGCAAGCTGCGTCTCGGTGTAGTCGAGCAGCAGGTCGTCGATCTCCTGCGTCGAGATCTTGGTAGCGCCCGCGTTGACGCCGAGATAGACGCCTGGCGCTTCATTGCGCCCGCTGCCGAGAAACGCGATCGTTTCGACGTAGACGCAGCAGGCGTGCGTCCCGACGACGCCTTTCTGGATCTGCGCGCCTTCGATGCGCTGGAACGGGAAAAACTCGCTCCCGACGTTCTCGAACACCTCGATGGTGTTGCGGTTGAGCGCGTAGATCTCGTTTCGCAGCTTCAGAAGCGCCACCACGGGGTCGGGGTCGATCTCGGAGCTGCCATACTTCAGCGGGTTGACGGCGGTGGGGTCGGTCAGCTCGGTGACGACCAGGCTGGTGCCGTCTGTCGTCATAAAGTATCCGTCGATCCACGCGACATCGAGCACAACGCCGAGGTCGGGGTCGGTGACCTGCGTCAGCGTCGAACCGTCCCAGTAAAAGAGGTTGTTGTCGCTTGCGATCGCCAGTCGGTCGAAGCTGTAGTCGAACGTCACGAGGTTCGTGCCGCCCACGTCACCGAGCACCGTCACGGTGCCATTCGATGCGATCGAGCAGAGCTTCGTGCCCATCACGCGATAGCAGCCGCCCTGCCAGTTGATCGCCCCACGGTCGACACCAGGGCCGGTGCCGTTCTGCACAATGCCATCCGCAGGGCGCAGAAAGCCCTCAGAGATGCCCGAGTTCACCGGCACCGGAACCATGTTGACCGGATACGACGTGCGTATAGCCGGCGACGTGTCCGTGTAGATGCCGGAGGCGATGGGAATCTGCATTACTTCTTCTTCGTCTTAGCCGCAGCCTTGAACGCCGCAGCGGTTGGCGCGCCCTTCGTGCCGGGTTTGCGCATCTTCTCGCCGCTACCTTCTTCGATCCGCTCGCGCTTGCGGCGGATGTTCTCGTATAGACCAGCTTTTTTTACCATTTTTGCTTATCTGCCCAAAACGCTGCGCTCATTTTACCTTTTGCGATGTTCTTGGCGTGCCTTGCCTTGAACGACGCCCGTCTCGCCTTGTCCGCCGCGCTCTCGCCCTCACGCTTCGGCGAGCCGCTCACGCCCTGCTGACCGAAACGGATGGTCTTGATCTGATCGCCCGACTTAGCCACGACGACGTGGCTCTTGGTCGGATGGTTGGGCGTGCGTTTCGGCTTGTTGTAGCCCTCGACGCCCGCTCGTGCAAGGCGGGAGTCCTTCTTCACACGCCGCCCTCGCCCGTGGCGATGTTGAGCGTCGTACCCGCCGCGCTGATATGCGCCACCGTCACGTCGCCGCTGCGCTTGCGGACGATGATCTCGCTGCCAGAGCGCACGGGAAGATCCGCCGTCGTGGCGGTCTGCGTGCCCTCGCCGATGCGAACGTAGCAGATGTTCGCGCCGCTGTTCACCAGCCGAACCGCGCGGTCTTGGCTGTTGACGGTGACGCTCGCGCTCGTCGCAGCAGGCGTTACGACCTGGTTGCTTTTGTCGCGTTGGGTGAACTGGATGTTGTACATGTCAGACTCCAGAGAGATGAGGAAAGTTTAGCATGAGTGCTCGCGAGGGCGGGAGCGGAGGAGGTTTTTGAGAGTCATCACAAATTGCCCTCGCTACCCCAAGTGCCTGGGGTGCCAGAAACGGTGCAGAACCAGCCCTTGGGCTGCCCCACGACAGGTGTGGCCTGCTGCGCGCGGTCACCGATGGCCCAGGTTCCAACAGTCGGAACGGATGCGGCTTGGAAGTAAATCTTGTCCCCGAACCGCTGGGCGATGTAGACCACATCAGACCCCAGAGCCGCACCGCTGGCCTTGGTAACGCAACTGATAAAGACGTTATCCTGCACGGGCAGCACGGGCGCAGTCGTCGTGCCGGCCACCATGATGCCGTTCGTGCAAAGGTTGAAGACGTTGCGGTCGATGAACTGCTGCGAGAAGGCGCGGCCTGTCAGGTAGTTCGACTGATAGACGCCGTGGTAGAAGTTGCGGATCTGATTGTCAAGAACGTAGATTGGCGGGTTGCCGGCCCACTTCACGCCGACGTTGTTAGCCGAGTTGACCGTGTAGTCCTCTCCGAGCAAGAAGTTATTCGTGACGTACAGCGGAAGCGTTGAGGCTTGGAAATCAAGTTCAATTCCAGGCCGCGCAGTGGTTGCGCGTTCGATCTTGTTGTTCTTGATCGTGAGGCCGCCAACGGTAGCAACGGCTGCAATGGGAAACCATCCGATGTCCGAGCGCGTCGAGCCCGTAATAATGTTCCCGTGTACTTCGCAGTTAACCGCGTACCCGCTCAAGACAATACCGTGCCCCGCACTCGCGCGGATCACGTTGTTGCTCACCATCGTGTGAGCGAAGGCAGAGATTGCGCTCGCGGCGGCCGGGGAAACACGAATCCCGCACGCTGAAAATTCAAGGCTTTCTGAGAAGTCCTCGATAAGATTGTTGGCGATGATGTCCCCATCGCCTTGCGTGGCAACGTAAATACCGGCCGCCAAAGCAGGCTCAAGCGCGTTAATGCCGTTGCTCGTGCATTGGTTGCCGATAATCTGCACACCGTCCCCAGAAGCCACGCCGCCTTGGTAATAGATGCCAGTTTCTCGCGTGTTGCGGCAGATGTTTCCAGACACCACATAGCGACCGCTTGTGCCGTTATACCCGACGATGACGCCGTGCCGGCGAAGGAGCGATGCAGGCGCAATTTCCACCCAAGTTGACGCATCCAACGTCACACAAATATTGCCCTCAACTAGCACATCCGAATCGACGCCGATGGCGTCCACATAGATACCCTGCGAGTTGTTTGAAAAGCAGAAGTTCTTCGTGATGTTGATGCGGCGAGAAGCGCCAGAAGTGCCGTACAGCACAATGTCGGCGCTGCTGGAATTGCTGTATGCGTTGCCCCAGATGTAGTTCCCTGTGATGTCAACGTTGGTGCTGTTGTTGCAATATACGCCGTTGAACTCAAAGCCGTGCAAGAAGCACTCCTGCACCTTGACGTTGCGCGCCCCGATGATCACAACGCCGTTGTTTTTCGTGAAGTCCACGCCCCCGGAAGTCACACCATCTCCGCGCAGGCGAAGATTCTGGATCGTGCAGTTGTTGCCCGCCGCGAAGACGTTGCGTTCGCGCGTTGTCTGCCGAATCGCAGACCCATAGCCGTCACCGTACACCATCGTGTCGGCGGGGATCGTCAGGGTGTTGGTGATGCGGTAGAAACTGCTGGACGCAGGGAAATACAGCGCCTTGCCGGTTGCTGCTACGAGTGCAGCAGCAATCGCCGCCGTATCATCCGTAACCCCATCCCCCACCGCCCCAAAGTCCTTGACGCTCACAACATCGCGCAGCTTCGCCTGCACGGTGCGAGAGACGGCGCCGGTGCCGGCGGGCGTGTACGTGATCTCGTCCGCGTTGTCGGGCAGATCCATCGTTTGCTCGAGATACGCCGTCAGCGTCGAGAGCGAGAACTTCCTCGCGTCGCCGTTCTCGACCGAGTACGTCGGCACCTGGTTGCTGGGCTCGAGCGTGTCGAGCGTGGGGAGTTGGTTTATGGTGGGCATGGTGGCTCCTTACAAGTTACCTTCAGAAACCCACGTTCCAGGCGTTCCTGCAACGGTGCAACGCCAGCGTCGCGGACTTCCCACAGCCGGAACCGACTGCTCTGTTGTGTCTCCAACCGCCCAAGTCCCAGACGCTGGCGCAGACGCGGCTCTCCAAGTTATTGCAAGCCCTGTTCCTGAGTTTGAGACACTGCCACCGCCCGTCCCCCAATATACGCTTTGGTCAATAAAAGACCCGGTGCATGTCCCCGTCGTTGAAATGGCGGGGGTCGCCCCGCTCGTGTAACTGCCACCGGAAACGCGAACTTGCGTGCAGGCATTTATTTGCAGAGCCTCAAAAGCGGGGGCATAGGCAATATTGTTCGTAAGCGCAGCTCTGGTAACAGACGCTAACGAAAATGCGTAGTTGCTTGAGCCGGTGTTGACCGCTCTAACACCAGAAACTATAAGATCAGAAGTCGTGAATCCACCATTTTGTGCGGCCCTAAACGTAGGCGATGACGCGCTTTGATAGAACCCGCCCGTCACCGAAATGTTTGATGACGCAATGCCGTTTGCGTATTGAAAGAACGCGCTGCCTGTTCCATAGACAATTGCGCTGTTTCCCGTCAATTCGACTCCGCTAGAAGCCTCGACGCGAATGCCGCTTCCCAACAGTGTCGCCCCACCGACGCCGGTTCCGTCATTGGCGGACGGAATATTGATCACGTTATTGCAGACAACAGCGCCGCCGGCGGAAGAGGAAATGTTGATTCCGTCGCCTTGCAGCATTCCAGAAACAGTGTTGTTCGATATCAGCGGCTTTGTTACGCCAGATGCAACGCCGTTTATGCCAATGCCCGCGGGCGTCAACGTTCTATCCAAGGTGTGAGAGCAACAATTCACTATCGAGTTGCCGGTTATTTGGATGGCGCCGATGTAATTACCAACGGCATAAATTCCAGCTCCGGATGATCGGTTAGTGCTGTACGAGCCTTGGATGTTTTCGATGTAGTTGTTTGTGACTTGAATATCCGTATCGCCAGTGCCGGCGGTGCCTGGAATGTAGACAGCAACCCCATAGGCTGTGTGCTGCCCGATTCTGTTGCCAGAAACGAGACACTTTTTAGGAAGCAGCCCGGCGTAAGGATCTTGAACTAGAACACCATGATTGCCACCGCCATAGCAGTAGTTGTTTAACACTTCACACAGCGAGCAGTCGTTGTAAATACAAACGTCGGCCGCATCCTGAACCGTGCCAAGCCATCCCGAAAAGTGACTGTCTCTAACGGTGCAGCGAACGCAGCCGTCTAGCATAACGCCGGCCCATTGCATCCCTTCGAAAATGCAGTTTGAGACTTTGCTGTTAGTACAGCTGACAAACTTCACGCCAGCAACGTAGGCGGACGAGCCAGCGGATGTCGCCTTGAATTTAACGCCGTCAATCTGAATGTTCGACTTTGACGTGGCGGAAAACAGAGAGATGTTGATAGTGCTGGTTTGAACAACAGCCCCAAACGGTGCAGTTATTGATGTATTGCTGGACAACGTGATCGTCGAGGCGATTTTGTAAACGCCGGGCGGCATTAGCAATATGCCAGTGCTGTTCGCCCAGTTTTGAATCGCCGCCGTATCGTCCGTAACCCCGTCGCCTACCGCTCCGAAATCCTTCACACTAACGACATCCCGCAGCTTACTCTGCACCGTTCTTTGAACGGCGCCTGCGCCAGCGGGGTCGTAATCTATATAGGCGGCATTTTCAGGATCTGGAAACACCAGCGTGTCTTGGAAATAATCCACCAAGCTGTTGATCGACATCCTCCGCGCATCACCCGAATTCGGCGCATAGACGGGAATCTGGTCGCCGCCTGAAGGCGTGCCGAGGAGCGGGAGCTTGTTGATCGTCGGCATCTTTACTTCACCAGGTGATTAACGAACCAGGTTCCCAAGCCCCCGAGCGCTGACGCAATCGCCATGCCGGCGAAGATCCCGCCGTGACTGCGATTGGCGAGCGCGAGGAGCTCCTTCACGTCCTTCTGCAAGTCCTCGACCTGCGCTTCCAGCGTCTTTACCTGCCCGATCAGCAGTCCGAATTTCACGGGGTCGACATCCGTCACGATATCAGCGCTCCTTCAGCGGCATCGTCGTGATCGCGCGCAGCAACACGACACTGGTGGCAATCATGCACCCGACGAACGCCTGACCGGCGGGCGGGAGCGGTAGGTGGAAAACGAAGCCTTGCAAGACAGAGAGCACCGCCAGCGCGATAGAAAACTGGATGGTGCGGGAGTTCAGAAGGTTTTTTAGCGTGGGCATGGGGTTAGGCGCCTTTATTTGTCAAAAAAAAATCAATCGAAAATCAACGCCTCGCGCTCATCAATCAAGTATCAACAACGATTGTCTTGACCGTGCCGTCGCCGAATTTGACCTTGAGATCCCCATCGGCTGTGTCAACGTATATCTGCGCCATGCCCGCCACCGTTCCCGGCGCAGTCATGCCATCGGCCAAATTGATCGCACCCATCCCTTCAAAAGTACCGACAAGGTTTCCGCTTGTGGTGTTGCCTCGGAACACGTTGTTGCTGCCGATGTAAAAGTTGCTCATCACAGCGCCGGTGGCGTAGATGCCGGCGTCGTTGTCGTGGATCAAATTTTCGTCAACCCAAACTTCATCAACCGTGCCTGCGGTAGCTACCAGGCGGATACCGCTGTTGTTGGCATATGTGCGGCAGCCGACAATGCTGGCCGAGTAGTTACCTGCCCGCGTGACCTCCCAGTAGATGCCATTAACGGTTGCCTTGGCGTTGCCGTTGGTCACGCAATCACGAATATCGAGCGTGCTGACGCAACTAGTGCAAATATTGTAGCCATTGTTGTTACGGGCTTGAACACCGACAAGAAGAACGTCGTTCATGCTAGACGTGGCGTCGCAGCCGATGACAACGCCTCCGCGCAGGCTTGACGCAGCGACGCCATTGCCTTGATATTGCCCGCCCAAAACGCTAAGGCGTGCCGCGTTGAACGACGACTGCGCGTAAAAGTGCAGCCCAGCGCCGGAGCAACCCTCGGCTCGGCAGTTGGCAACCTCTATGTCCGTGCAGTTGCCAATATAAAAGCCGTGATGCAGGCTTGAAGAGCCGATGCCCGTGCTGTAGCAGTCGCGCATAACGGCCCTCGTGACTTTGTTCAGATGTACGCCCTGCTGGGTGTTGTCGTCGCTGAACACGTCCTGGATCAATACGTCGTCGCAGTTAATTGAAAGACCGACCGTCACAGTGCTAGCGAGTCGGTAACCCTGTATGTGGCGTACACGCACGCGTGAGCAGTTGTTGAAAACTATGCCGTCCACCGACGTGTTGTCGGGCCCCTCGATGCGCAGGCGCTCGATCGTCACGTTGTTGCCGGTGGTAGAAAACACGTCGGCCGTGCCGCTGGTCTTAAGCAGAATGGTGTTTGGGCCATCGCCTCGAACTGTGGTGCCTGCGGGAACAGTGAGCGCGGAATCCGTACCGATCAGATAGATTCCTGCGGGGGCGTACACAGACGCAGCGCCGCTATTCAGAGCCGCCTGCACTGCGGCGCGATCATCCGTAACCCCGTCGCCTACCGCCCCAAAGTCCTTTACGCTCACCGTCTCCCGCAGCTTGCTCTGCACCGTGCGCGTGACAGCGCCCGTGCCCGCCTGCAAGAAGTTAACCTCGTCCGAGTTGTCGGGCATGTCGAGGTTGTTCTGCATGTAGGTCTGCATCTGCCCCACCGACACCCGCCTCGTATCGCCGTTCGACTCGTCGAAGATCGGCAGACTATCGCCTGGGAGAACCTCGCCGATGGGAGACAGGTTAATAATCTGCGGCATCAGTTGAACTCCAGAATGCCCTCGGGGCCTGTCTCGACAGGATCAACCGGGGTTGGCATGAAAGGATCGTCAGCGTCGCGCCAGTACTTGTTACCTGCGCCGGACGGGAGCGTGTCGGGGAATTGCAGTTCAATCGGCGCGGTGGCGCGCTGCAAGACGGTATCGTAGGCGGTCTTAGCCAGCAGGCGCGTGTCCGGCATGATCTGCTTGCCATACGACGGCGCCAGGCGCACGGCGAGGTTAAGAATAACCGCCTCGTTTGCGCTGTCGGGGACGTTGGTTTCTTCTGACAGGCTGCCCTGCTCGGGCGATGCGGGAATAGGATACGACAGTCGGATGCCCTTGCCGTTCCAGTCCGCCATCATGGCGTCAAGGCGACGCCGTGCGTACTCGAGTTGCTCCGGCTGGATATCGAAAACGTAGGACGCGAGTCCTATCTCGGTGAGCGCCGCCTCAACGAATTGCCTCTTCGTGTACGCCATGCATCACCTCGCTGATTCGCGCCAATAATACCTTGTCAGCCGTTCGGGCATTGTAGCGAATCCCGAGCTTGCGTGCTTGTTGTTCAATCTCCCCACGCGACGGCGGTGCGTCGTCACTGGGCAAAGCATACGTGCGCCGCTTGCGCAGAGCAATCGAGCGCATACGCCCGCGTAGGCGCGGATAGGCAGCTTCGCCAGCAGCGTCGCACGCCTCCGCAATCGACTCGAACCATTTACCCGACGCCAGCGCCTCTGCCAGCTCTTCC